GCCAAGTCGATTGCAATGAAGTAACTACCATACTCAGGTTCCACACCATATTTGATCCAATCTTCTTTAAAAACATCGCTTCCTGCGTTGTCAAAGGATGCCAAGTATTCCTGCTTGAAAGCAAAGGAACTTAGCGTCTTCTTGGCAGACTCAATCTCAGTTGGGTCTATCAATGGGTTATCTTGGGTTGTAAAGTGCCAGGACTTCCAATCAGGATCAGTCTCCTCTTGGCCCATCTTGAACAGATCATAGAACCAGTTGCGTCCCTTGGGTGTACCGATGAATATGGCTCTGCCCTTTTTGTCTGACAAAGAAGCACGAATCACCTGTTCCCAAGCTTCAGGCTTAATGTCCGCAACCTCGTCTAGCACCGCATAGGTAAGGGACACACCCCGCAGGGTATCTGGTCTATCAGCACCACGAACATAAATCTTTGCACCATTTATCATGGTGATATCCATATTGTTGATGTGACTGTTTTGGATAACATCCCGTCCAATCTCTAACAACACATCCCAAATGATCTGCCTTGCCTGACCATTGGTAGGCGCAACATAGAGAACTGCACTTCCTGCTGGGCAACGCAATGCTTCAATAATTAGCGTAGTAGCCGCTAACCTAGACTTTCCGCAACGCCGACCAGCAGCCACAACCTTAAACCTTGTTTTGTCAGTAAAGACTGTTTGTTGCCAAGGAAGGAGTGAGAAGTTGAGGTCAGACATTTTTTGTTTCTACATCAGTCACATCTTGCAAGGGTTCTATCTCTACGCCACCAATGCCTGTGATGTTGATGGTAACGGCATTTCTTTGCTTGCCTTCTTTCTCAAACAGACTGACGGGAAGCATTCGATCCATACAGAGTTTGAGCATAGCGGCCTGTGCTGGGTGTTCATCATTCATGGCAATCTCAATTGCTTTGTGAACAACATTGGAACCAGCACTGTTTATCAGGAGGTCTTTCAGTTCTTTGATGCGCTGAACTTCAGTCTTTGGCAGGAGAGCCGCAGGTCTTTCAGCATAGGTAGCCATAGTGAACTTCTTATTCACAGCCCCTTTCGGGCGACCTTTTTTCTTGAGGTTGTTTGGCAGTGCATCAATCACATTCATACTTTACCCAGTTATGGAAGTAGTATAGGTTGTTGGTGGACGGTTTCACCACAGTTCTAGCCGCCAGCTTCGCCATGTCGTGCAGTGGGCACACATGATCTACTCCGATTCAATGCTTCTCACCAACACGGCTGGAGACTGCGGAGGAATTACCAGAGGCGGCGCAAGACCTAAGTCGGCAACTGCTTGAACCATTCAGTCCCCATGCGTGATGGTTGTTGATGGCTGGCACTGATCTCCAGCTTGATGAGACAAGTTTCTTATGTGGCTTCTCATCGTTACATTACTTGTTGCACATCAGTCTGTGCATTCACCAACATGACTTAACTATAAACAACTTTCTTTTGTTTGACAAGTGGGGTAAACCCTTATAGAATCTCATCATCTGTTCGCGTCAGATGAAGCCTTTTAGAAGTGGTACAGCCTCTGAGCATTCGGGGGACGCGACTGTATCACCCCTAAAGGGCTTTTTTCATGGCAATTGAACTTACTCCAGAAGAACAAGCTAACAAGCGTAGGATCACAAACCTCAAGGTGGCAATCCACCACTGGAAAGGCAGTATTTCAAACGCTGCGCTTGGTCTGGCAGTAGAGAAGAAAGGTCTTACAAATCAACAGTCTATTAGAAAACAGAAGCGCAAGGAACAAAAGAAGGCTCAAATGATTGTGAATTCGTTTGACAAGGGTTTCCGTTTCTAATACATTGTCAACAAATGGGTGTCGGTAAAGCTACCCGACTCAACAGAGGGCGAACCTGCAAACCCCTGTTATGACCGCAGAGAAGCTAAGTAGAGAACTTAGAGTAAGCCTAGAAGTAGGCTCTCCCTGTGGCAGACACCCAAGCGGCTATCTGCTAAGTTTTTAAGCACTCGACATACCTCGGGTAGCCACTCCGTGCCCAAATGAAACTTGTCATCCAGCTAGAGACAAGACTACCCTAAGACTCCACCAACTCCTTTTCTTACCAAAGATTAGGCTCGTTGTTGGCAAAAGTCTAAATTGGCTTTTCTTGTGGATGGGAGGCACCACAAAATCTCTCACACCACACACACCCCCTCCCCCCCTACAAACCCTTAAGGGTAAACCCTAATAGGGTAAGTACCTAGGTAGAAACCCTGACAGGGTAAACCCTTGGTAGTAGAAACCCTTAGATTAATTAACCGACCGGTCGGACGGGTTATGCGTAAATTGCATAAGCATCCTCTTTCCTATTCATAGGGTAAGCACCTATATAAATAATGGGGGAACCTAGGGTTTGTCCCTATATCAAACCTTGGTTGATGGCGTTATATTTATATCACTAGGCAAACAAACCTAGTGATTCAATCAATCAACTTAAAAGGCTTTAATATGAAGATCATTGAACAAAAGAACGGTAACTACACTACCTTTGAACCAGTGGCGCACAATGGCTACTACATTGTCAAACTGTACGTGAATGGTGGCCTACACGATAAGATCATGTGCGACACATACAAAGGCGCACGGGAATACCTTAAGGCTTTCAATTCCATTGCAAAAAATAGTTAATCAATTCTAAAAGGCTTTATATCATGTATCCCCAAACCGCACTGCAAGCACTCAATTATCTGAAAAACCAGCCCGATTGTGACTTTGTTGACTTCTCAATTGAAGGGGCTTTTTTCCATCAAACCCCTTACCTAATGGGTAAAACCCGTGATGGTCAATGGGTCACTGCTTGGGACATAAGCCAAACAGAATACTATCCCGATCACCCTGAGCATATCTAAGGGTTTATCCCTATTTCCAAGGGGCTTAATCGCCCCTAAAATTCTCACTCACTCACTTAATAGGCGTTACATCATGGACAAAATCACACAATCAATCGATTCCCTTAATCGTGCCAAGCAAGGGGATTCACTCTTAAATTACCCTGCTATCGTGCAAGGCTTTGCAGCCAAGGGCATAGCCCACAATGACATTGTGCCAAGGGTAAATATCTTTACTTATAACGCTTGGAAAGCCTTAAACCGTCAAGTGCGAAAAGGGGAAAAGGGTATTAAGTGCGTCACTTGGATTGAAACCAATAAAGATGGCAAACCCGATAAACTTTGTCGCTCAGTCACTGTATTCCATATCTCGCAAACCGACCCGATTCAATAAACCATAGACTGTAAACCCTTGGATTAATTCTAGGGGTTTATGGCCTAGGGGTTTCCTAGGGTTTTCAATCAATCTTCATAGGTGTAACGATGACAAACCAGCAAATTAAAGCCCTTCAATCAATCGGTAAGGGCATCATTGAATCTTCTAATCTTAGCCCTACTGGTGCGCCTAGTGGGGTCATTTATGCCGCTTTAATGGGCCATGGGGCATCATTGTCTCAGTTTGAATCAATCATGGACACACTGGTTAAACATGGGTTTATAAACCATGATGCCGATTGTCACACCTATCATGCTACCAATGATGGCATAGCATGGGCCAATCGCATACAGTGAGGGTTTATCCTAATTGCATAGGGGCTTTTTGCCCCTATCATTCAACTTCACTTCATAGGCGTTACATCATGCACCCAGCAGACAAAATCGTTTTAATCGGTTCAGCCCTGGCTTTCCTTGCCTTGGCATTCATCATGTGGACAACTTAAAAGGCTTAAATCATGCGTCAATATACTATCGAACAATTTAAACAAGACCTTTGCCAGCCTTATGCTTGGCCTGGAGGTTATCCACGCTATTTCATAATCTCAGATGGTGCGGCAATTTCATATAAATCAGCCATACATAATCAAAAATTGATAATTGATTCAATCAATGAATCATTAAATGATGGTTGGCAAGTGGTGGGATGCGATATAAATTGGGAGGATTCGGGTTTATATTGCGATGACACAAACGAGCGTATAGAGTCGGCATACGCTGACGAATAACGCATAAAACCAAGGCTCAAGGGGATTATGTCCCCTTTGGCCTGGGCTTTTCCAGGGTTTCACTTCAAAAGGCTTTCACATGAAACAGAGATACATTCCCCAAGGGTACACATTGATCGCTAAAGATGAGCGATTTGGGTTTGAGGTTTATCAATTAAACAGCCAACGCATTGTTGCAATGGCATTTGGCGGAAAGCGCACCAAACCCGATTGGCATTTTGGATTCAAAGATGAAACACGATTGAAGACCAAAATTGAAGAAACCTTACAAGGGTTTATGCAATCGTTGCAATTGAAGGCCGATTTAAAAGCCAAGCGCAGCCAACCCAACAATGTCCAAGTGGGCGACATTTTTAGGGCATCATGGGGCTACGATCAAACTAATATCGACTATTACGAATGCACCAGGGTTATCGGTGCCATGATTGAAATCTGTGAAATTGGGCAAATGAGTGAAGAAAATGGCTTTATGTCTGGCGAGTGTGTGCCAAGCCCAGGCCATTACATTGGCAAACCCATGAAAAAAAAGGTTTCAATGTGGAATGATGAGCCAAGCGTGAGAATTGCAAGCTATTGCAGCGCCTATCGCATTAAACCCATTGCAAAGGTTGGAAACAAACAATTGTTTGCGGCATCTCATTGGACGGCATACGCATGAATGCCCCACAATTTCCACAATATCAAAATGCAAATGCAGCAGCCACATGGGGTTGTTTGCAATGCCTCAAGCCCTTAAACCCTCAAAATGTAAAAGATGATGGGTTTGCAAATGGGCGGGGTAGATATTGCATCAAATGCGATCATTGCCAAATGTCAACATGGTTTGATATTTGGGATAAATCAG